TTATATTTTCCCCTTCTTGGGGGCCTCGCCCGCAATGGTGATCTCCGGTGCAAGCCCGGTGTGAACCGGGGAAAATGCCCCCGGAACAAGCGCTTCGATCTCGTTGATGAGGATGGTCGTTGCCTCGAGGGCGACGCCCAGGTTTGCCGTGTCGAACAGCGCATAGAGGTCGCTGGTCGTCGCCTTGTGGTGGCCCAGCATGATCTGGCCCTGCACCCAGCGCTCCTCGCCGATACGCCGGCGAACGATGGTCGACACGCTCCGTCGAATCAGTTTGAGCCCGGTTTCGCGGTCGCGCGGCATCTCGAGCTCGTCGAGCATCGCTTCAAATGCCTTCCGCACCGATCCGACCGTCACATAAAATCCATTCGTCCTGTCGAGCAGGCGGGCAAAGCGCTCTGGCACGGGCACGGCTGGGCGAAATTTCTTTGTCTGCGCGCGACCGCGCGGGTTGAGCTGAAGGACTCGGGCATTCGAGAGCCATTGGTCCCGCTCGCGCTTGGTCGATACATCGTGCGCCGCATCAGGGCGGCACCAGGTCGCCACGCTGATCTGCAGGAAGCGCAAGAGGTTGCGGCGATACAGCCGTTGCCGGTCGATCATCCCGTCCGACCACTCGGGCTCACCCCTGCGTGGGCGGGGGTCAATGCAATAGCGGAACATGGCCGCGAGCTCCGCGACTCCCGCGCGATAGGTCGGCGTGCGACTTACCGCGCTGGGGGGCTTGGCCGTGAAGCCAGCCTTGAACGCCGTCTCGCGCCGGTGGTGGGCGAAGTTGATGACGGCCGCGAGCGTGCGCACGCTGGCCTCGGTGGTGCCAGGTGAGCGCTCTCGCGTGGTGGGGTTCTTTTTACCCTCCACCACCGGCACCGAAGCGGACCACTTGCGAAAATCGGAGATGAAGCTGCCGTCGACCCGATCGCACACGATCTCCATGCGCCCTGTCTCGGCCAGGAAGGCGAGCACATGCGCCAGGCGTGGCCTGATCGCGTCGATCGACGACACCTCGGCCTTCGCCACCAGATAATCGCCGATTGCCACCGTCAGCGGATGGCCCGTCAACGAATCGATAGGGCGGCCGCATGCCTCGCATATCGTCAGCCCGCGCTCACGCTCGAGATAGAGGGCGTCGAGCTTGTCCTCTGCGGTCCCGATCTCCGAAGTGCCCGTGCTCCGGCTGCGGTTGCGTCGGGCCTTTTCGTCGTACCAGACGATCTGGAGGAACCGACTGCGGAGGGTTCCATCCTTCCGTCGATCCCACTCGAGTCGATATTTCCCCCGGGAATAGAGCGGACCGTTCTCTTCAGGCATTGTTCTCTCAGGGTTCGGGCGGCCTCGGCCGCGAGCAGTTCACCGATGCCGATGGCGTTGAGCAGATTGAGCTGGTCGGCCTCGAGGCGGATGCCTTTGCCTTTCTCGGTCTGACGCATCCAATGGCGCGATAGGTGGGCGATGTCGGTCATGCGGCCTCATCAGGGTAAAGGGCGGGCGGCTGGCCTCGCGCGGGAGCGCCGGCCAGTTCCCATGCGCAGCACCTCGGCTGGAAACAGCTCCCAACCGGCGAGACGTGCGACAGGTGCAGGCCCACGCCCGGCGCCGATCGCGCGCGTGCTGGGCCAGGTGAGCGAAGGGAGAGGCTCGGCTGGGAGGTGCAGTGCTGCCCCTGCCGACGCGCCACCACAGTGAGCATCGGCAGCCCTGCAAGCAGCAGGCGACGACTAGGGCCAAGATCATTCGATCGCCACCGGCGGCGCGTCTGGCAGGTGATTGATACACTGCCGGTTGTCGCGATCGATGATGACCCATTGCTGCTTGCGGCCGTGCCAGCGGTACCACGCGCCCACCCAACGGTGGCTGCGAATGCCTGTGGTGAGCCAGCGCAGATCCGCGTCCTCATGGGGCACGTAGCCCTTATCGCTGCCGGGCACCGGCTTTCCCGCCCTCCACATCGGACGGGGCGCTGGCCGACGCGGGCGTGGCGGCCCCATGAGGTCGAGGAGACCGCTCATGCGCGCGGCCTTCCGGGGGCGACCGTAGAGACGCTAGTTTCAGCCTCTTCCCGTCTGCAGGCGGATCTGAGCAGGAGCAGCTCTTGCTCCAGTTCCTCGATCTTCATCCGTCCGCTAATCAACATGGTGATCAGGGCCAGCACGCCGAGGAAGGCCGCGATCGCGGCGAGGCCGAGCCAGTGCATCGTGGCCGCATTAGAAGCGTCGAGCGCGAAGGGGCAGGCCTCACCCATGGTGGACCTCCCCAATCGGCTGGGGTGCCCCGGGCCCGCTTTGTGCGGTGCCCGGGACGGTGCGACCCACCGGGCTCGGTGGAGTGGCGGAGATCTGTTGATCGGCAAGGCAGACGCGGCGGCGCGCCAGACGCATCCAAGCCGAGAGCAGCCCGTCATCTTCGGACCAGGTGCAGTTCGCGCGAACGCCAGCGCAATAGATGACGTTGCCGGTGGGGCGAAGCTCGACCTTCGCCTCAAAGTGCGCTTTCAGGTGCGCGATGAGGGACCGCGGATTGCGATCCTGGCAGGCGGGGCCTTCAAGGGCACGCAGCGCGACGTGCAGGCGCTCGAGTTGCTCGGGTTTAATAGGACGTGCCACGGCACACCTCCGTTGGTGTGAAGTCGAGGGGGATATCGGTGCAGGCATAGACCCAGCGTTCGCCGTCCCACTTGCCGAGCGCGATGGTCGCCCCGTCTGTGACCAACTGGACGCGGCCATTGCGCGCGGCCGCGTCGATCGGATGGCCATGGAAGCTGGGCCGGGCCCGGGCAGCGGGAATCATGGCAGCGGTTTTCCGACACGATCGAAGCTGAAGACCGTTGCCACAGGGTTCATGTCCCAGCGCGCGTCATGGCCGCCAAACATCAGGTTCTTGTCCCAGCCGCGCGCGAAGTGATTGATGCCGCCATAGCCCTGCGCCCGGGCCTCGGGTTCGGTGATGCTGTGGACGCGGCGCCATTCGATGCCGGTGACGATCAGGTGCTGCCGATGCCACACGCGCAGCATGGTGCGGGCGGCGCGGCGCGAGCCAAGCCAACTGGCCGGGTCCGGGCCGTCGATCGACAGATCTGCGACGAAGGTGGGCTTCATGCTTCTCTGGTGCGCGACGGTGGGGGAAAGGTGGTTCGCCCCCCGGGGCAGGTGGAAGGGCTCGCGCACCCACAGCTTGTCGCCCACCTTGATGCCCGACATGGTTGCGCCCACCCGCCAGAGCACGCTGAGCGTGCCCCTGGTGACGGGGCCGATGGCCGGTTCAATGATGGTGATTGCCAGGGTGGTCATCGGTCGGTTTCCGTTTCGGGGCAGTCTTGCGTTGCCGGCGGGGCCGCGCGGCCGGGAGGTGGAGGGCGAGCTGAAGGCCTTCGCCCGGGTGCGCGCGGTCCAGCTCGAGGCACCGCACGCAACGGCAGGGCTTAGCCCGGCTCATCGATCAGCCCGCGCCCGTGTGAGCGGCGACGATGCGATCGAGGGCGAAGAGCAGACCGAACTCGCCCAGCAGGACGATGGGCGCCCAGCGCCATACGGCGGGCGGCGGGGGCCACTGCAGGCTGCCGATGAGGGTGGCCGGCGCGCGGCTGGGCGAGGCGGGCGGGCAGGGGGCGCAGGGGGCCGGATCGACAGCGCGCACGCCATCTCGGCCAGAAGCAATCGTGCTCATGGTCAGGGTTCCTTAGGGGGGGACCCGACCGCCAGCCGCCAAGCTGGAGATCGGGCAACAATGGGTTGGCGGACCGGTGGAACCCTGTGGGACCGGTAAGCCCGAAGGCTTCCCATTGCGCCCGACCATAGGAGCGGCGCCCGGCATAAAGCCAAGGGCGCGATCCACCGGCAGTGCGCAAGCACGCGCCGGTTGTCAAGCGATGGGCGGTAACACAGGGGTGGAGCATCAGCCGATGCCCAGCGCGTTGAGGTAGACGTCGAGGATTGCTTCCTGCTCTTTGCGATCGTCAGGCTTCATCTTGCGGATGCGCACCACCTGACGCATCGCCTTGACGTCGTACCCCGTGGCTTTGCCCTCGCGATAAACGTCGGAGATGTCGTCGCTGATGCCCTTCTTTTCCTCCTCGAGGCGCTCGATGCGCTCGATCAGGAGGCGCAGGCGGTCGTCTGCTGCCATATCAGCCATAGTGGATGCTCCGGTTGGTGGGTTGGGCGAGGTGGATGGCCAAGGTCGTCTTGCCGACGCCACCCTTCTGACTGACGACGGCGAGTGTCAGCGTGCTTGCAGACTTGCGCGATGTCATCGCTCCACCTCCGTCCTGGCGCGCGACAGGCCGTGAGCTTTGGCGAGCTTGTCCGCCCCAGCGATGAGGCGGCCCATGTGACTGGCGGCGAGTTGTGCGGCGATCTCCGTGGCGCAGAGGCCGAGATTGTTGTCCGGCGCCATCAGGATGGTGCGGTTGAACGCCTCTATGGCCTTGTCGCAGGCCTGCGCTGCCAGATCGACGGCGATGGCTGCCCGCTGTGGGGTCATGCGCTGCTTGACCAGCGAGGCGGTCAACTGACGGCGCGCTTCGGGCGGAAGGCAGCTCACAGCGCGGCCCTCCTCGGCTGATAGTAGGCGTTGGAGGTTTGCGCAAAACGGGGCGCGGAAGCGTTTTCACAGGCACTGCAGAGATCGCCCTCGGTGCGCGACCAGAAGCATTGCTCGCCATCGACGATGCAATGGTCGCCAGCGCTGCAGGCGCATTGCCGGCAGATGCGGATCGAGAAAGCGGTGCGCCTGGCCAGATCGCCATAAACCGAGATGCTGAAGGGGAACGCCCTCGCCACAATGGCGCAATGGCTGGGGGTCAGAACGTGAGCATCACCTTCAATTCGGATCAAAGCCTGCTTGAGCAAATAGCTGCTTGCGGTGAAACTGGCGGTGGCGAGGCGGGACTGCGCGGCGAGCTTGCTCACCACCTGGTCGATGGAAAGACCTGCGGCCTGTCGGCGCTTGCGCAGGTAGGTGCCGGGCGTCATCGTGTCCTCTCAGCGCCGCCGTTTGCAGGCAGCAAAAAACCGCTGCCGAAAGCGCGGTGCGCAAGCGGCGGGCGGTCGTGTGGCAGATATGCGGGCAGTCGAATGCGGGGGTGGGCCCCGTTGCGTGCTTATGGCGACATAGTGTCTCGTGCCCCCGTGAGTTGCTGATGAAGCCTTTTCAGGACTGCGAGCGGCGCTCTCAGCGCCGCGATCGCTTCCTCAACCTCGCGCATGCCCTCGGACATGTCGCGGGCCGATGCGTCAGGGCGCGAGGCGTGATGGATGGCGATCTCCGCCTCGCTCACTTCCTTGATGATAATGGGCAGGCTGTTGTTCAGGGCCTGCTGTTCGGCAAATCGGGTGGCAGTCTCCAGCTCGAGCTGGAGTGAATAGAACTCGTGCAGGGGCGCGCCGATGCCGCCCGCCGCCTGGAAGGCCAGATCGAGCAGGATGGCATCTTCGACGGGCACCTTCTCGCGCCGCGTGGGATTGCCCCAGGCATAGATCATGTGTTCCTTGCGACTGGTGATCTCCGCCATTTTGGCGGCGCCGCCATGAATTTGGCCCATAATGCGGCCGAGGGCGGCCTCTACAGTCGTCGGAGCCTTGTGGGTGGTCATGAAATGGGCCCTCGGGGGGCATGCGCTCGTGCGGAAGACATGCCCCCTTTGGTCGGCGCGGCTACGGACATTTGAACCGCGCAAAGGGAATAGGTGCCAGCCCCGTAACGCTGTGGGGTTACAGCGCAACGGTTATTTCCTCCGCCGGAAGGTGTCGAACGGACGTTGGACCCGGTCGGGACGCTGGCGAGGCCCTCCCGGTTGTATGCTGAAAACTGGGCAAGCGATTGATGCAGACGAAAAATTGCGAGAGCGGTAGCGAGGGGAAAGCCGATCATTCCGCTCGGTCCTCGGGAAAGGAGAACGCGATAGGGAGCTGCTCACCCTCTTCACCGGGCACGGGCACACGAGGTTTCAGGCCCAATGCAACTGCAATCTGATGAGATTGCCCACGCACAGCCGCACGCTTGCCGGTCAGAACTTGGCGAACCAGATAATCAGAAAAACCGCGTTCTTTTGACCATTTGGCAACGCTCACTCCGCTCGCGACAAACTGCAGGCGGACACGCTCGACGCGGTCGTTCCAAGGTTCTTCAGAGCGGGAGTCGGAAACTGCCATCGAGTGTGTCACAGGTTGTTGTGGACCGACTCAATAATTCCAATTCGCTTGCGAATCGTCAAGAAGGATTCGCAGATGCGCAGGAAATTTCCGTGCGGCTTCGGGCTGCGCGGAAAAAAGCGCGCCTAAATCAATCGGAACTTGGGAAAATTGGGGGGGTGTCTCTCAATACCCAAAGTGGGTATGAAAGCGGCACGTTGCCGCCCTTGGATTACCTCCTCCGTATCGGCGAAGCCGGAATCGATTGGTATTGGGTCGTCACCGGCAACCGGATAACCGGTGATCCGCTCAATGATTCTGCACTAGACCTGCTTGCAGTCTTTAATGCGCTACCAGATGAGATTCAGGCACTCGTGTTGATGCATGCACATGCCCTAAAAAACGCGTTTGTGGCGAGGGCGGAAAAGGCAAAATCTTAGACTCGAGGCCGACGCCAGCCTGGTTTCAGGGCGAGTGGCTGGAAACCCTGCGCCGATTGCCGCCGGCAGGCCGGGATGCCGTGACTGTCATGGGGCGGGTTGTTGCGGAGATCTCGTGGTCGAGGTGGCCGCGCGATGTCCGCGAAAGTTGCATTCTGTCATACTTTGTTGCAGCATTTGCCTAGGGCAAACTGAGCGGGGCAGGCAGATGAGTGCGTTGGTGGACGGCGTTGAGGCGGTCGAGGCGATAATCAGCGATCAACAAACTGCGGCATACCCCGATGCACCAATTCCAGGACAGGGATTGACCGTTTGCGGGTGGATATTTTTGATGTTGGGCATCGCAACCGTTTTCGGTGCATGGATGTTTGATACGACGGTGATGTCTGAAAGTTTGGGCTCGCCTTTGGCTGGAACCTACGAGCCAGCCCACAGCGTGGTGAATATCGGCCTCCAGCAGAAGCAGATGATGATTTTCCTCTCCGGCTTGGCTTTGTGCTTGGTAGGAATCATGGGGATCTATCTTGGAACGGCGACTAGTGCGATCCGCGCGGCATTTCTGACAGGGGCCAAGGCATGAGTAGGGTTCAAAAGAGTAGAACCAAAGCGCCGTTTGCGGAACAAGATAAGAGTTGGCTATCTGAACTGGGTGAACGTACTGCATTATTTAACAAGACCGTGGAGGAATTGTCCATTCATCGCGATCGAGAATTGGCAATTGTTGCGTCTTCGTTGATGGATGATGTTCTAAAGGATTTGCTGCTTTCGTGTATCGTGGATATATCAGAAAATCATAAAAAAAGCTTATTCGATATTTCTGCTCCTTTAGGAACATTTTCGGCAAGAATTAATCTTTCGGGAGCTTTTGGTTTTATATCGAAGAAGCAAAGGGACGATCTTAATTGTATTAGAAATATCAGAAACGAATTTGCGCATTCATATACTGGGCACTCATTTTCTGACGAGCCTATGAAATCTTTATGTGGCAGTCTGAAGCTTGTGTCTTCAAAGAATTATGCAAAATTGCGTGAAGGTTTTGCAGCGCATGATGAGATGTTGGAGACTTCCGTCGGCGAAGCTTATGTCCATGGCAAGCTTATTGAAATTGCTGTAACGGATGAAAATCAGAACGCAATTTTATGGGTGAGGCCTCTTGAGGTTGATTTCAAAAATCCCAGAAAACGGTTTATAAATTCAATAAAAATATTATACATGTCGATAGTAACTACAACTCTTCTTCGGTATCAGAAGATTGGAAAGTTTTCTTAGATATGCGAAACATCGCTTCATATATGCGTTTCACCGCGCGTTCGACTTGATCAAGCCTTTCGTAGTAGCCATAGGCATCCACGCCCGCTGCGATCATTTCGCGGGTAATCTCAATCTCGGTGAGATGGATATCGTGCGCGCTACTACCGCCCCTGTTAGCGGCGTGGGGCTTAATGGCCATTCCTGCCCTGTCCTTTCGTGCTGGTTCCAATGCACTATTTGCTCGCATGGCAGTCATCAGGCGGCGTGAGTAATGAGCGATAACATCCAGAACGCGCAGGCTCGAGGACTGTTGTAACTACCACGCTGATGCTATGGGTCGATGATGTCGCCAATTTACGGCGAGTTTATCGCATGCCTTCTCGGTTCTAACAGGTCTCGGCTACGTAAATGAACGCGACGCCTTGTTCGTTGAGAAGGCCGGCGCAAATGTGGGACTTCTTGTCAGCCGATGAAATAATGTGATTGTCTAAAAGGGCGCCGATCTTTCGGAGCCATTGGATAATGGTATCTAGATCAACGTTGGGCCCAGATCGAGGCTCATTCAGTATGCGCTTTGCTGTGCCACGATGCAAAAATGATCCGCTTATTTTCCAGAGGTTTATAAGCTCATCTTTCGTGAGTTTGGGCACGGGATGATCATCTAGTTGCAGGCCATTTGGCTCAAATCTGAAGCGTACGCCTTGTGGGAAAAAATCAGGGTTCAATTCCTCCAGCCGAGCAATCATCACGCCGGGTTCATATCGCTTCAGAATGTTAGCGCCAGTGACATCTCCATGAGCGACCATGCATCCTAAGGCTATCGTTTCGCACAGTAGGCGAAGTTGCAGGTAGCAGAATTCTTGGAGCATGCGGGGTGCCCAATTTTCTCGATCGTCTATTGCTCGTTCGAGTGAAGCGATCCTGATTCTGGCCTCATCCATCAAATCGGCGTAGATCTGATGTTCGGCTTTCAATTTTGGCGCTCCTTCCATACTTATCGACTCCAGCCCTTACCTGGGAAATCTGCGCTGTTGCCGAAACCAAAGTGCGGCGCGAAGCTGCACGCGGACAACATTCCGGTAAAATTTCCCGAAGTGGGAAATTCGCTTGTTTCCCCATCCGGGAAATGCTATATAGCCGTTTATGAGAATTATCGCCATCCCTCCCTTACGTGCGTTTCAAGCGCAATACCCAGACGCAGGCGCAGGCCTGCGAGACTGGGAGTCGACTACAAAACACTCGACGTTTAACCAGTCTTTGGAAGTCGTTCAGGCATTTCCGAATGCCAAAGCCATCAATGGCGAACGTGTCAGGTTTGCCATTGGCGGAGGAAAATACCGACTTGTGGTTTCATACCAATGGAAGGCACAAATCGCATATATTAAATTTATTGGAACGCACGAAGAATATAACAAGATTGACCCTAAGGCTGTAAATAATTTTTAATAAGTTTCACATTTCATCACCAAGTCCTTTCACAATTTAAATCCGAAAAATATCTCGCTCAAGCGGGTACGGAGTAGGAGAATAGGCATATGAACGAGACCATTCTTGAGGTGCGTCCAATTCGCACCACCGCCGATTACGAAAAAGCACTCCATATGATTAATCAACTTTGGACTGCCGAACCGGGTACTGAAGAATTCGATTATCTTGATGCACTTGCAACACTCGTTGAAGCATATGAAACGAAGCATCATCCTGCTCCTGAACGTGACCCAATCGAAGCAATTGAGGACGCGATGGAAGCACATGGATACGCGCGCGCAGATCTGGCACTTTTGGTGGGCCAAAGCCGCGCGACTGAACTTCTCCAGCGGAAGCGTCCGCTTTCGCTGGAACAAATGCGTAAAATCAACCACGCATGGCACATCCCAATGGAAGTGCTGACTAAAGAGTATGCCCTCGCGGCCTGAAGACCGCTTTGGCGTTTTCACGCGATAATCTCATCATTGAACCGTCCTGAGGTGCCAACGGCATTTCAGGGCGGTTTTTTGCATACACCGTGCGAAGGCGGCAGCTCGGCGTATGGAGGTGTCCATCGTGAAACCGATTTCGCGCGAGTAAGTTAGTTTGCGCTTAAATTTTAAGCAGGCATGCGGTATGTTCCTTATATGTCCAAAGGAGTTCTCATTGCTGGCGGGGGTGATCGGCGGCGGCTGAAGCCGACGATGGTATCGCTGCGCCTGCTCGTGCTGGACTTCATCCATGATTACATCGCCCAATGGCGTTATGGGCCAAGCCTGAGCGAGATCGCAGCAGCCGTTCACATCGACCGCAGCCAGGCGCGCAAGGCGGTGCTCAGCCTGGCCGCCAGCGGTTTGGTGCTCAAGGCCCCGGGTACGCGTGGCATTGCCCTGCCGGACCAGCGCGACGAAGCGATTCGGCTGCTCAAGGCGCTGGGCTGGAATGTGGATGATGCCGGGAGACTGGCAACAAATCGGCCACTGATGGAGGGCCCGGCCATCGATTACATCCCACCGCCTAGGCACAAGCAGGGGCGCAGCGGGCATCATGGCGACAGTCGGCAAGGGCAACACGGCAGAGAAGATCACACCGCTGCAGGCGAACGCCCAGCGGCAGCTTGAAGCGATCAGTGCGTTCAACGCCGCGCGCCGTGCCGGGGATCAGGCCGAGGGCGCAGCCACGGTTGCGAAGAAGAAGGGACGAGGCAAGGCGCAGACCTCAAGCCTGCAGCAGAGCATCGACCGGAAGCGTCGGAGCATCAACGAGCTTTATGCCACACTGCATCCCGACCGCGCCGCGCGAGAGCGCGAGCTGCGCAAGCGTCAAGCTGCGGCGGCCAATGACTATGGTCACAAGCGCAATGGCACCGTCGAGACCCACGCCAAGGCAGGGAAGGTGCGGCAGGGCGCGCTGGCGCGGCTGCATCTGAGCGGCGCGATCTCCACCGATCAGTTTGGCTGGGCGTTGGAGATCGCGGCCGAGCACGAGCGTATCGATGCCGAGGTGACGGTGCGCAGTGCCAGCATCGAGACACGAGTGGATGTCAGCCGCAACGGCGACAGCGCGTTCTATGAAAGCCTTGGTCGGGTTCGCCGCTCGGTCGCCTATACCCGCTGGCGCGCGGCACTGCCTGGGCTGCTCAAGGAGCGGACCGGCGCGCAGCACCTGCTCGAGATGGTGGTGGATGACCTGGGCTTGACGTGGGCGGCTAAGCGGCTTCGCATGAGCGTGCGCAAGACGCGCGGTGCGCTGGTCGAGGCGCTTGAGCTGTGGCCGACGCTGCTGGGTGAGGTGAAGGACGACGTGGGCAAGCGGGAGTGGTTGGACGTTTACGCTAAGTTGGCGGCATAAGGTCATTCCGCCTGGGGAACATCGTCTGGTAAAAGCTTGCCTTTCATCATCATCGCGCGTGCTTTTTCGCGATTTGCCTCATATTCGTTTTTCTGCTGTGTCAAATAACTCATAAAGTTCCACTGTTTGTCCAATTTCAGCTTCTTCACGCCGAAAAGAGAACGCAGCCGTTTGGCAAGCTTGAAGGCCTTAATGCCCATGTTGACGGTTGCCCACCGCATTTCGGCGATGCCATCCTCATCGTCGCCAAATTCCAATGTGCTCGCGATCTTCTGATCTGCCATTTCGATCTCGACCAGAAGGGAAAGGCATTTGGTGGTTTCTTTGACGCCGATTGAGTTCCAGTCTATTTCGGTTCGGTATGATGGCTTGGCAGGAAGCCTTCCCCTTGGTTGACCTGCAAACCCTTCGGAAGCTGACCACAACTCGGAATCACTCACATAAATCGAGCATTCACGGGCGTAATCTTCAAGTGCGAGGGCCGCATATAGAGCTGAGTAACCGGCATCGCGCTTCCGCTTAAACCAATCTCTTACGACGGTGATAGATTGGGTCAGCGTAGCAGCGACCACGGACGATCCGGCAATCAAGCCTATTGTCGATGCTTCTGGCATTAGCGTTCCGTCATGATTTCAGTTGAGCCTGTGGGCAACGCATCTATTGCAATCTTCAATTTTCTGCCAGCGCCTGCAGTTCGCCTGCCACTAGGCATCTTGCAGGTGACCACAAAAAGGCCACTGCCGAAACGGTCACGCAAGCGGCATTTATGACCCCGCGATAACTGCGTCTTGTCCCCACGTTGCCCGCATCCCCTGAGCCCGCTGACCGATCCGGTTGGCGGGCTTTTGCGTGCCTGGAGCCGCTGCCATGCCGCCCATCACCCGACAGCTCTTGAACGAGCGAGATCCTGCCGGTGCTGATGTGCTGCGCCAGTTGCGGCCGCTTCAGGACGAGCTGGATGCGCTGGTAGCCCGGCTCAGCGCCGGCGTGCGGTCGCACGCGCAGTTCGACGAACTTGACCATCAGGCCCACCGGATCGCCACGGGCATCCGTGCCGCCTTCCGCCAAAGGAAACGCACATGATCGACGAAGCGCCCGGTATCGACCTGCGTGGCCTACGGGATATCGCCGGTGCTGGCGACGAGGCAGAGCGCGTGCCCGTCACCAGGCGGTTTCTGATGCAGGTGGTGCGTGAACTCGAGCGCGGCCGCGCCGCCGAGGCAATGGCCAACGGACAGCAGCAGCTCGATGCCGTGCTCAACAACATCCGGTTCGAGCGCAACATCGGCCACCGCGTGTGCGTCGATGTTAGCGCCTGACCTGACCCAGCGCCAGCGCGGTCGGGCAGGCCAGCGCGCGCGCCTGCGTCGGTTGAGGCGCACCAACGGTCTTTGCGAGATGTGCCTTGCCCAAGGGCGCACCAATGCTGCAACCGAGGTGGACCACGTCACGCCGCTTGCCCATGGCGGCCTTGACGTCGATGGCAACACGCGCAACCTCTGCGCCGAGCATCACCGGCAGGTCACTGCCGAGCAGTTCGGCCATGCCGCACCGACCGGCGCGCGTGGGGTCTCCACCACCGGCAGGCCGACCGGCGCTGACCATGCGTGGAATACGGCACGGATCGGTCGATCGGCGAAAAATGGCTGATTTCCGCCATTTCTGGGCCAGTGCGACACGAATGAATGGCACCGCGCACGAATATTACGGGGTGGGGGTCAAAACTTGCAAGGCCGGGTCTGCGGACACCGACCGCCCCGTTCGTATGCACTGCGACGATTTTTCAGGTAAAAAGTTGCGGGCGGGAATGGTCGTATGACAGACAACACTGCCCCCGGGAGGGCCACGCCGATCGGCATCGATGAGCCAGACTGGCCGCACCTGTTGCCGGATGCTGCCGAGCAGGTGACTGCTTCGATCCATTGGCACCGCGTCGCCCAGGAGATGGCGGAGCTGCAGACGCTCTCCGCCTCGAACGGTCATGCCATCCAGCGCCTCGTATTGGCCTATCTCGTCTACGACCGCTGCTCGAAAATGGTGGCCGCTGATGGCTTGGTCACCGAGCCGGCCCCGGACAACCCCAAGGCGATTGCGCGCCTGTCAATCTATTACAAGGCAATGCGAGAGGCTGAAACGACGGCCGAGCGCCTTGAGGCGCAACTCGGCCTTTCGCCCGGTCGCCGGAGCAAGGTCGGCAAGGTCGTGAAGAAGCGGGAGCGCAGCACTGGTGCCGACGCGTTCCTCGGACCGAGAGGCTAGCGCCCGGCTCGCCATCGAGGACCCGACCACCGCTTGGGCGATGGCCGCCGTCCGGGGCGATTTCGTTGTAGGAGATCTCGTTCGATACGCCTGCGAAAGGCACCTGCGCGATATGCGCGATGCCGAGGCGCGGGGCTATTTCTGGCGCCCGGAGCTGGCGCAGCGCGCACTGGATTTCTTCCCGTCGCTCTTCACCATCACCGATGGTCCGGCGGCGGGTAAACCCTTCAACCTGCTGCCCTATCAGGTGTTCTGCGCCGGCTCGCTCATGGGATGGGTCAATGCAGACGGGCGATGGCGGTTCCGCTCCGGTTTCATCGAGACCGGCAAGGGGCAGGCCAAATCGCCGCTGATGGCGGGGCTGGGCCTCTACGCCATGGGCTGGTGCGGATTTCCCCGCGCCCAGATCTACTCGATCGCGGCCAACAAGCAGACGGCCAATGTGCTGTTCAAGGACGGCGTGGCCATGTGTCGCGCCGGCGTCCCGGGTTACGACGAGGAGGAAAATCTCGAGGCCCTTGGCCATGTGGTCATTCGCGGCCTGGGCGATGCGGCCTGGAAGATCGAGCATCCCGCCTCGAAGAGCTTCTTCCTGCCGCTCGCCGGCGGGACCGCGCAGTCAGGCCCGCGCCCTCGCATGGTGCTCGCGGACGAGATCCACGAGTTTTCAGAGGATACGCAGATCGAGATCTGGAAGCAGGCAATCGCCAAGGTCGCCGGCTCCGCCATGATGGTGCTGGGGACCAACACCCCGGCGATGAGCCAGCATGTCGGCACCAGCATGTCGGAGGTTGCCCAGGCCGTTGCCCGTGGCGACGTGAAGGACGACACGGCCTTCGCCTTCGTGGCCCGGGTGGACAAGGCCGATCGGGAGAAGGTCTTCGAAAATGAGGCGTGCTGGCAGAAGGCGCTGCCGGCGCTGGGCATCACCTATCCCGTCACCAATATCCGCGAGCTGGTGGCCACTGCCCAGACCAAGCTTTCCACGGCCGCCTTCGTCAAACGGCTGTATTTCGGTATACCGGCGGGCGCGGCGGACTTCTGGATCGATGAGGCTTCCTGGGCTGCGGTGCTCGACGTCATCGATGATGACACGCTCGCGGCGCTGAAGGGCTGCCCCTGCTGGCTCAGCCTTGACCTTTCGAAGAAAAACGATCTGACGGCCCTGACCGCGACATGGCGGGATGGCGCGGGCGTTTTGTGGCAGAAGACCTGGTACTGGACCACGGAGGTCGGCCTCGACGATCGGGCGACGGCCGATCACGCGCCCTATCGCGAATGGGTCGAGCAAGGCTGGCTGACAGCGGTGCCCGGCGCCACGATCGACAAGACCTTCGTCGCCGCGCGTGTGGCCGAGATCTGCGCGGCCCACAATGTCCAGGAGCTGGTGTTCGACCCGGCCCAGATGGCCGATTTCGAGACGGCCTGCGAGGACATCGGTTTCGCCGCCTGGCGCTTCAAAGGCCCCAAGGAGCCGGCGGGGCAGGGCTTGCGGATGGTCGCCCATGCTCAGGGCCCGCGCGTGATGTTTGAGGACAAGCAGCACTGCATGCCTCGCTCGATCGAGCGGTTTGAGGATCGCATCCTGGAAAAGACGATCGTCATCGACCGCTCGCCGGTCACTTACAGTTGCGCCGCCAATGCCGCGCTTACCGAGGACGGCATGAAAAACAGGGCATTCGACAAGAAGCGCTCTCGCGGGCGCATCGACGGCATTGTGACCAGCGCCATGGGCGCCGGCGCGGCCAGCGCGCCCGCGATTGGTGGGCCGGGCTATTCTGGCAGCTTCTTCGTGGATCTGAGTGCAGATCAGCAGGCGGCCGGCGCATGAACGGATATCGTCTGGGGCCAGAAGCGGCCGCTGCACAGGCGCGACGGGACGCCGCCCGGGCCAACCCGGGCGCAGCGTCGGCGCCGGTCAGCAACACGGTCGATAGTGCCTCGGTCATCGCTGGCGGCGGTGACGTGTTCGAGTGGTTCGGCGGCGGGGGCCGCGCGGCCGGGATGACCGTCACGCCCGAGAGCGCGATGCGCACCACGGCTGTTTGGCGCTGCGTCACTCTGATCGCCGGCGCGATCATGGCGCTGCCCCTCGGGGTATATGAGCGCACCGACGCGGCGCCCATTCGGGTGACCGATCACGACTACAACCGCTTCCTGCAGATCGAGCCGAACGACGAGATGTCGGCGCCGGATTTCTTCGAGCTGCAGACGATGGGGGTTCTCCAGCGGGGCAACGGCTATGCCCGCATCCGCAAGGCCCGCAACGGCGTGCTCCATGACATCGACTATTATCACACCACTCGGGTGCAACCGTATTGGTCCTCGAACGAGCGTTGGTATCGCCTGACCAATTACGACGGCTCGATAGAGATCGCCCACTCGAGCGACATGCTGCATTTCAAAGGGCCCGGGCTCACCTATGATGGGCTGCGCGGGCTCAACCCCATCCAGCATCATGCGCAAACCATCGGCATCGGTCTGGCGGCACGGGATTACACCGCTCGCCAGTTCGAGCAGGGCCTGCTCACCAACGATTATTTCACCTTCACCGGACCTGTCAGCAACGATCAGCGCGCAGCATTCCTTGAACACCTGCGCCGCCGCGCCGCTGGCGTGGCCAATGCCCACAACCCTCTTCTGCTCGAACAGGGCGGCAAATGGGATCGTCTTGGGCTTACCGCCAAGGACGCCCAGTTGCTGGAGCTGCTGCAATTCTCCACCTCCGACATCGCGAGGATCTTCGGCGTACCTCCCCACATGATCGGCGACGTCGACAAGTCGACCAGTTGGGGCACGGGCATCGAGCAACAGGGCATCGGCTTTGTCCGCTACACGCTCTTGCCTCACCTCCGCCGTTTCGCGGCCGAAATGAGCCGCAAGCTGTTCCCGACCAGCGGCGCCAAAGTGTCGAAATATTACATCGATTTCGATCCTGACGTGTTGGCGGTGGGCGATGCCAAGGCCCAGGCCGAGTTCTATCGCAGCGCCTTGGGCGGCAACCAGCTCCCCGGCTTCATGACCATCAACGAAGTGCGCGCGGCGCGTGGCCTGCCGCCCGTCCCGCACGGCGACGAGGTCTACATCCCCACCGGCGCAGCGCCCCCCGGGCAGCCGCTGGTGGCACCTGAAAACGACGATCCCGCCAAAAAGGACGGCAAAGATGTCCCGCAAACTGCTTAATCTGGCCCGCGACAATCAGAACCGCGGCGCCCCGCTGCGCGCCCAGGCCAGCGCGGACGGCCAGTCGACCGACGTGTTCATTTACGACATGATCGACAGCTTCTGGGGCATCGGTGCGCAGGACTTCGTGCAGCAGATCGCCGCGATCACCACGCCAAATATTCGCCTGCGCATCAACTCCCCCGGTGGCGACGTGTTTGAGGCACGGGCCATGATGGCGGCGATCAGCGACCACGCGGCGACCTTCACGGCGCGCATTGACGGCCTGTGCGCCAGCGCCGCGACCGCGATCACCCTGCCTTGCGATTCCGTCGAGATCGTCGATGGCGGTTTTTACATGATCCACAACGCGTGGACCCTCGCGATGGGCAACGCCGGCGACATGCGTGAAACCGCTGCCATGCTCGACAAGGTCGATGGCTCGCTGGTCGATGGCTATGTCGCGCGCAGCGGCAAGCCCGCCGACGAGATCCGTGCCCTGATGGCAGCGGAAACCTGGTTCGAAGCGCAGGCCGCGATCGACGCTGGATTCTGCGACAGCCAGGTGGAGATCCGCATTGGCGGCAAGGCGTCGGCGGCGGCCTTCAACCTCAGTGCCTACAATCATGCGCCCAAGATCGAGGCTCCGGCCGAGGACGATACCGCCGCCCGTGGCCGCATGATGGCGCGACTGCGCCTGTACGAGCTCACCAACTAACCGGCCACTCGGCCACCCCTTCGGCGCCGGTCCCACCGTCGCCCCCGACAGCCCGCCATCCCGGCGGGCTTTTTTTTGGAGTGAAGCATGAGCAAGATTCGCGCTCTCCGGGACCAGCGCGCCGCCCTGGCGATCGAAGCCCGCAACCATCTCGACAACAACACCGGCGAAGGCTGGACCAAGGAAGCTGCCGCCAAGGTCGACGAGATCTATGCCAAAATCGATCTCATCGACAGCCAGATCGAGCGCCTGGAGAGGCAGGCCAGGATCGATGGCGAGGCGGAGGCCGATGGCGCCCGGCAGGAAGCTGGCGCCCGCGCGCTTGCCGGCCTGCCGCCCGAGCAGCGCGAGCGCCAGGTGGCCTACAGCGCAGCCTTCCGCAATTTCGTCATTCGCGGTGAGCGCGGGATCACCGTGGAGGAGGCAAACCTGCTGCGCACCGGCGTGCAGGCCGCGCAGTCCGGCCAGCAGGCCAACGGCACGCAGGGCGGCTATCTGGTGCCCACGGGCTGGGGTGGTTCGCTGCTCGAGGCGCTCAAGTCCTTCGGCGGCATGCGTGATGTGGCCAACATCATCCAGACCGAGGGCGGCAACCCGATCCCGTTCCCGACCGTGGACGACACCGCCTCCGAGGGCGAGATCGTCGCCGAAAGCGTCGCCGCCTCGACCGGCGACCTGACTTTCGGCACGACCTCGCTTGGCTCCTGGAAGTGGAGCTCGAAGATCTTCACCGTGCCGATCGAGCTGCTGATGGATCAGGGCCCGGGCATCGACATCGAGGGGTATATCCAGAAGGCGGCAGCCCAGCGCATCGCGCGTGGCCAGAACCGGAAATACACCGTCGGCGCCGGCACGACCGAGCCGCTCGGCATTGTGAACTCCGCTTTTGCCGGCAAGGTTGGCGTGACGGGCCAGACCACCACCATCATCAGCGACGACTTGGTCGACCTCGAGCACAGCGTCGACCCGGCCTACCGCGCCGGGCCCGGTGTAGGCTGGATGATGCACGACCAGAGCGTGCGCACCATCAAGAAAATGAAGGACTCGCAGAACCGTCCCCTGTGGCTGCCCGGCTTTGCCACGAAGGAGCCGGACACGATTTTGAACTACCGCTACACGGTCAATCAGCACATGCCGACGATGGCGGCCAATGCGAAGTCGATCCTGTTCGGCAAGCTCGACGAGTTCATGATCCGCGACATCCTGAACGTCACGCTGTTCCGCTTCGATGACAGCAACTTCGTCACCAAGGGGCAGATCGGCTTCCTTGCCTGGGCGCGGGGTGACGGCAAGCTGGTCACCGGCGGCCAGCCCGTCGCCTATTATCAGAACAGCGCCACCTGATCGACGGCATCGCCTGACGATCGACGCGCGGCGCCGACCCGGTGCCGCGCTGTTTGCCCCCATGCCCAGCGAGGGAAATTCATGCCAGATCTCGATACGTCGGCCGACGCCGGCAAGCGCAAGCCCACCCCCATCAATCAGGCCGGCGAAGCTGGCAACGGCCCCGCCAACGGTGCTGGCCCGGTGGACAATCCGCCGCCCGGGCCCGAGGACGAAGACGACGAGGCGCCGATCGACTCGGACCGGATCGTCGAGGTGCGCATCCTGCGCAACCACGTCGATTATGCCGCCAACACGATTGAGTTGGTGACCGAGGCGGAAGCCAAATCCGGGCATGGCGACTGGTGCGATGCCCATGAGGACGCCGTGGCCTACATCAAGAGCCTGGCGGCCTGAGATGGAGCCGGTCTCGCTGGATGACATCAAGCAGCACCTGGTGCTCGATCCTGACGACAACAGCGAAGATCAGCGCCTGAGCTCGATGATCGTCGCTGCGCGCCATGCATGCGAATTGCGGATGAACCGCAGCGTGCTGGGTGGCGCGGCGACCCTCGTGCTCGAGGGTTTTCCCGTGCAGGCGCCCCGTACTCCTTTTTTGCCCTCGCTTACCAGCGAGGCTCATCTGCCCGACCATAGCCAGATTGAGCTGATGGGCGGCACCGTGGCCAGCTATCAGATCAGCTATTTCGATCGCGCCGGCGTTGCCCAGACCATGGGCGACAGCGAAACGCATGCCGATCTCACCCAGCTTCCCGCGATCGTGCGACCGGCGACCTGCTGGCCCGAAGCGGCAAGGCGCCCGGACGCGGTGACGGTTTCTTACATGCTGTCGCCGCTCGAGCCCGCCAAGCTGGAGATGGTTCGTCATGCGATCCGGCTGCTGGTAGGGCATTGGTATGCCAATCGCGAGGCGGTCGCCGACACCCGTGGCACCCCTGGCGAGCTGCCCATGACCGTGACATGGTTGCTCGACCCACTGCGCGTTTGGGCCATCTGATCGATGGCGGACAATCGCGCGGGCCAGCTCCGCCACCTGATCACCATCCGGCGCCAGGCCAAGACGCGGGATGGGCGCGGGCAATATGCGACGAGTTGGTCGACCATCGGCACGCCCCGGGCCAAGGTCGAAGGGTTGGCCGGCAGGGAGGCCATGGTTGCCCAGGCACTGCAGGGTGTTTCGGCATTCCGCATTCGCATCCGCTTCCGTGAGGATCTCCTGCAGTCCGATCAAATCGTGCTCCCAAGCGGGATGGAGCTCAATATCAAGTCGATCGGTGATCCTGACGGTTTACGCCGTTGGCAGGTGATTCTGGCCGACAATGAAACTGTGGCACCAGACCCATGAGCAGCCAGGGCTGGTCGGACGCCCTCAACTCCGCCTTTTCGCTGTTTACCGCGCTTCCCGAAGCCGCCCGCGAGCAAGCCGGCGAGGCGCTCCGCGAGATCGGTAAGGAGGCACTGGAGCTGCAGGAGGCGCTGGTGCCCAAGCGCACCGGCTTTCTGGCACAGGGTCTGACGGTGTCCGAGGCGATCGAGTACCTCCGCGTTCGTGTCGGTTTCCCCTCCCTGAAGGGCGGCCGAAACGACCGCTTCTACGCGATCGTCATGGAATACGGCCGCAAGGCGCAGACTGTGACGGTGAAGCGATCGACCATCGCGAGCCCGCGCTCGGCGGTCGCGCGCAAGCGGCTCCGCGCCGGTCAGGCTCTCCGCAAGCCCTACCTGCTTCACGTCACCGCGCTCCCTGCGCGGCCCTTCGTCCATGTTGAAGACAGGATCGATCAGCTCGCCGATCGTCTGACCGACAGATTTTGGGACCAGGCGCTGGCCCGGGCCGGAGAGACATCATGAACGACGACGACGTCGACCTGCTGACGCCGGCGCAAGATGCCGTGTTCGCCGCGCTGGCGCCTCTGGAGGCACTGGCTGGCACCGATGGACTGCCGGATGGGCTAGGCGTCTATCAGCATGTACCGCAGGGTACCAGGCCGCCCATGGTGGTGATCGGCAACGTCACCACCACCAACAAGACCGACAACGAGGACGAGCAGGACGAGGAAGTCCGCGTCGAGGTGCATTGCATGTACGCCGGCGAGGGCAGGGTGCCACTGCTCAAGATGCAGGCCGCTGTGAAGCGTGTGCTGAAGGGCAAGCAGTTGCCGGCGCAGCCCGGCGTCTGGTTCGAAACCCCGCGCTTCCTGACGTCCGAGGCGACCACCGCCTGGGAGAACGACGGCATCACCTACGTCGGCCTTTCCATTTTCGAGTTCCGCGCCGCGCCCGCGTGAGGCGCCCCTTTCCGCTGAAGGAGCAGCTCTATGACCAACCCGGTTTCCATTGTGAAACTCGGCAAGACCTATCGCCTCAAGGTGGGCGATGGTACGACCGACACCGAAGCCTTCAACAAGATCGCCGGCGAGCAGACCCTTTCCAAGAAGGGCAGCTCGGAGACGATCGATACCGCGTCCAAGGACGATGGCAACGTCAAGTCGCAGCAGTATGGCCAGCGCACCGTCACCATTTCGGCGGCGGGCGAGGTCAAGCTGCCCGACGCCGGCCTTGCGCGCCTGGCGGCCGTCGCCGAAATGACGCCACCCAACTGCAACATCGAGATCGTCGATACCAGCACGGGCGCCGACGTCGTGGTTTTCGCCGCCAACGTCAGCGTCGGCAATGACAGCATCCAGCTCGATAACGGCAAGGCGGCCACCTACAGCTTCGATCTGACGCTGACCGGCCCGGCCACCACCAACACCCTGTTCTCGGGTAGCTGATCGTGATCGGCGAAAAACCGCGTCGTGCGCGCCGCCCTACCAGGCCCAAGGCCGCCGCCTCCGCCAATCCCCAGCGCGGCGAGCATACGCTTACCCTGGCTCGCACCACCTATGTGCTGCGCCCCAGCTTTGAGGCGTGCCGCGCGATCGAGGAGGCGCTGGGCGCGTCCCTGATCGAGCTCGCGCGGGAAGCAAACAAGATGGCGCTCTCGCTTGACCAGCTCGGCACGATCTGTGCGGAGCTGATCCGTGCCGGGGCCCGGCCGGGCGACGCGATGACGCGCGCCGTTGCGGTCGAGCGCATTGCCGAACTGATCTTCGAAGAGGGGCAGAGCGGTGTGCTGCCAGTGGTGACGCTCGTGCTCCTCGATGCCATCACCGGCGGCCGCACCGCCTCGGGGGAAGTCAAGGCGGTGACGATGAAGATGGGCCAAGCCGCCACCGCCGAATGATGGGCCTGATGATGGATGCCTTCGGATGGTCCGCCGATGAATATTGGCGCTCCACTCCCCATGAGGCCTGGGCGCTGATCGAAGCGCGCCAGCGCGCCAACGCCCGCCCGTAATGTCTGCTTCTGCCCGTGATTGGCCACCGATGAGGGACATCGCTCATGGGCAATAAGCCGCTCGTCCTTGTCGTCGACGCGCAACTCGACGGGCTGACCAGGTCACTGCGTGATGGTAAAAGCACGCTGGCCGATTTCGGCAAATCCGCGCAGGATATGTTGGCGGGTCTGCGCAGCAATCTGGCCAACGCGGCGAGCGGCGCCGGCCCTGCCGAAATCGCGGGCCAGCTTTCGAAGAACCTTTCCCAGCAAATCCAGGCCGTGCGTCGATCGGCCGAGGAGGCCGCAGGCAAGGGTAAGAGCTTCGATCCCTTGGGAGGCCTCGACAGCAAAAGCGCTTTGGCGGCTGCGGCCTCCTACGACAAGATGGCCACTGCCATGCGTGCCCGGGCAGACGCTTCCGCCCGCGTTGTGGCAGCCAGCGAGCAGGAAGCGCTTGTTCTTAAGCAGGTGTCCGTCGCCTCGGAGGTCGCCGCACAGGAGTTTGATCGCCTGGGCGCGGCGATGCGGGTGCAGGCGTCGGTGTTCGGCTCGGTCGAGGCGGAGATGGCTGCGGCGGGCAATCGTACCGCCGATGTCGTGGCCGCCGGCCATAACCGCATCGGCGTTTCCAGCCAGATCATGATGCACTCGGTGCGATCGGCGGCGGACAGCTTCGCCGCCGGCCTGCCGCCCGCCATGATCTTCGCCGAGCAGATCAGCCGCGTTTCGGAAGCGATGGTCTATGCCGCACAGGAATCGGGCGCCACGGAAGGGGCCATGGCCAAATTTGCAGGTTTCATGACCAGCGGATGGGGCATTGCCATTATCGCCGGCGTTTCGATCCTGGGCACCATGATCGGGCAGATGGATCTGTTCAAGGACAAGGCGGTCGAGAACGCCAAGGCCCTGGAGGATGTGAAGGAAGGCGATAACGGTCTGTCAGATGCCCAGAAGGTCCTGGGCGAAATGTTCGACCTGACCACGGGGAAGCTGGAGCATCAGAACGAGATGCTCCGTCTCAATGCCCGGCTCACCGCCGAAAAGCTGCGCGCGGAGGCGGTTTCGGATCGCGCTCAGGCTGACAAGACGCTCGGCACGGCCACGGGATGGCAGCAAGGGCTTTCAGGCAGCACGATCGCGCAGGGGCTCGTTGCTAACGTGCTGCCGGGCAGCCTTGGGAATGTTGGCGACGAGCAGGCGCGCGCACATCAGCTTCAGGGGCAGATTTCGGGCCTGCAGACCGGCAAGGTTTCGCGGGAAAGCGCACTGCGCTGGGCCGAGAGCTTCAATTTCGACGGCCTATCGATCAGCCGTCAGACCTTCGCTCAAGCGCTGATCGGGCAGGTCGAGGCCGAGCAGAAAACCAAGACGGCCGACCTGATCGACCAGTCCCTGGACAGTAACACGCTGGCGCCGGGCTTGCGCAGGGAGGCAAAGGAAAAGCGGCCGCGTAAGCCGCCAGTCGATAAGACGCCGGCGAACGATGACGCCTATACCTCGCTTTGGGATCGGTTGACGTCGGACGCCACAGGCATCGGGCGGCAGAACGACCTTTCCATTGAGGACAAGGCGCAGGCCGATCGCGCTAAGGTCGCCGCCGCGCTCCGCAAGCAGCTTGATCAGATCACCTCGGACGGGCGGCAGCACGATTGGAGCGCCAAGGACATTCAGGATGCGAGGACGCTCGCGCAGTTGACGGCGGGCGGGCAGACCTCCGAGATCAACGCCAAGGAAAAGCGCGATATCGCGGATCGCGACCTGGGCAAGCAGCAGAAGGCGCTCGAGCAACAGGACACCCTGCTCGAGCTTCAGGGCGAGCTGGCCACCAATCTGAAGGACCGGCGCGATATCGCGCTCAAGCTGCTCGACAACGAGAAGCAGGCCGAGATCCTTGGCGTCCAGCGCGATGTCAACAACGGGAAGCTCACCGGCGACGAAGGCGCCGCGAAGATCTCCGACATAGACACCAAATATGGCTTGCGGCGCCAGCAGACCAATCAGCAGTTGGCCTCACCGCTCGACGCCTACAAGCAGGACCTGGTCAAGAATGTTGGCGACATCAACACGGCCCTGCAGGGGATCGAGGTCTCCGGCATCGAGAACCTTGAGGATGGCTTCGCGGGCCTGGTGACGGGCTCGGAAAGTGCTGACAAGGCAATCAAATCCATGGTGACGAGCGCCTTGGGTTCGCTTGCCAAGCTGGGCGCCCAGCAGATCGCCCTCTCGATCTTCGGCCTTTCCACCGGTGGCATCGTGGGCAAGCGCGCGACCGGCGGCCTCCTTGGATTTGCCACAGGCGGCCTGCCAGGGTTCGCCGGCGGCACGCGGTCTGCCAGTGGCATGATCAGCGGTCCTGGTACGGGAACCTCGGACAGCATCCTTGCTCTGGTCAATGGCAAGGACCCGATCCTGGTGTCGAACGACGAGGGCATCGTCAATGCGCGGGCCGTGCGCAATTATTGGCCCGCGATCGATGCCATGAACAAGGGCACCTACCCGCGCTTTGCCACCGGCGGCTCGCTCAGCAGCATCGCCTATCCTGCACTTCCCTCGGCCGACAGTGTGCGGGGCGGAAACGGCATGGTCCTGGCTCCCGTGAGCTTCGATCTGCGCGGCGCCATCACCACGCCCGATCTGATGAAGCAGATGGTGCTGATCGCGCAGCAGCATTCCGCCGCTGCTCTCGCGGCGGCCCCCGGCCTGGCGCAGCGGCAGATCGCCGACACGCAGGCCCAGACGATTCCGACCTGAAGGATCGCCAGCATGACAGATCCGATCCTGCTGCCTTCACGCCCTGGCGTGAAGACGGACAAGGTGCGCATGGTCGATTATGGCGGGCAGCTTAAGCCCACGCTGGGCGGCCCGGTCCAGAACCTGTATCGCCTGGGCACGCGGCATGCGCTCGACATCACCTTGCCCGTGATGCCGGCCGAACCGACCGGGCGGATCTGGGCGAGCCGGCTGCGCCAGGCGAAGCTTTATGGCGCGATCCTGCCGTTTACGCAGGACGGCTTTGTAATTGGATTTCCCGGCTCGCCCTCGGTCAACGGGGGAGGGCAGTCGGGCATTCAACTCGTGCTGAAGAACTTCCGGCCGCGATACGCCGTGCGGGAAGGGCAGGCCTTCAGTCTCGTACATGCCGGTGTTCGCTATCTGCATTTTGCCGCCCTGCCCGGCATTGCTGACGCGGCAGGCAATCTCTCGCTCACCATCTTCCCGATGCTGCGCTTTTTGACCACCGACGGCGATACCGCTGAGTTTGGCAAGCCCATGCTGCAAGGGTCGCTGAGCGGCAATGAGGCTTCGTGGGATCGTCTGACCACACCTCTCTGTGATTTCGGCACCATCTCGATCTCCGAGGATTACTGATGGCCGAGCTCAACCCGGCCACTCTCGCGGCATTTCAGTCGCCGCGGCCTCTCATTTTCGGCGCGGCGGAGCTGCTGCTCGCGGCGGGCCCGGTGCGGCTCCTCGATGGCAGCTATGAGCTGATGGTCGGCGGCAACCTCTATACCGGCCGCGATCCTTCCTGGGGTGTGCTCGACACGATCAAGGGGCTCACCGACACCACCGGCAATCAGGCGCCGTCGGTCACCCTGGGCATGATCCCTGAAAGCGATCTGGCTCTGGCCACGATGGTCGATCCCTCGCTGCAGGGCTCGCCCGTGACCATCATGGTTGGCGCTGTCCATCCGGCGACCGGCTTGCTGATTGGCGAGGTCTATGTCTGCCTGACGGGCGAACTTGATGTGCCCACCATCTCCTGGGACAACAACGACCGCCGGGTGGAGTTTAAGGTCACCACCGTCGCCGAGCGCCTCTTCATGACCGAGGAGGGGCGACGCCTTGCATCAGCCTTCCACCAGCGTGTCTGGCCGGGCGAGAAGGGCCTCGATTACGTCACCGGCGTCGAGATCACCGTGCCCTGGGGGCAGGCCCTCGACACCACCGCCGTCAGCACGCGCAGCAACCTTCCTAGCTACACCTCAACCACGGCCCGCACATGATCGACCCACACAATGGCGCATTCGATGGCATCGAGCGCGATCACACCCTGTTGGGCCGGCGCGATGCTGCCCAGGCCACGTTGGACGCCTGGAAAGGTCGCCCGCTGCGCCTCGGTGAATGGGACTGCGCGCGCATGGCGGCCTCGCATCTTCGGCGCCTCGGTTACCAGGTGCGTTTGCCGGCAGCGAGGACCTACCGCACCGCCCGATCGGCGATCGCCGCGATGCGAAAGCTGGGGCACGAGGATCTCGCCGGCGCGCTCGATGCACTTGGCCTGGTCCGCATTGCGCCGGCCGCCGCGATCGTGGGCGACATCATCCAGATGCCCAGCGAAGTCGAGGCGTTGGGCGCGCTGACCATCGTTATGGGCAATGGCCGTGTGGCGGGCTGGCACGGGGACGGGGCCCGCTCCGATGGCGGCTTCATGGTCCTTCAGCCCCTTTCCTATGTCGCCGCCTGGCGCGTCGATCCGAAGGACTGATCGATGTCGGGCGTGCTGAAATATGCGGCGATCGCAGTGGGCGTTATTGCCACGGCAGGCGTGGGGATCGGACTGGCCGCTGGTTGGAGCCTTGCTGCATCCATTTCCGGTGTGGTGGGCATAACGGCCGGCGCTTTGGGTGTCTCCACCGCCCTTGCCTCGGGCATCCTGCTCTCGGCCCTCGCGATCGACCTTTCGATGGTCGAGAACGCGGTCTTTCCCAAGGAGTCGCAGGGGGGCCAGCAGACCAAGTGGAAGGCCGACCCATACGCCGGCATCCCCTATGTCATGGGGCGCACGCTGACCTCGGGCAACATCGTGGCCCGCCTGGTCAGGGGTAACAACAACGAGTTTGAGGGCTTCTGCACGGTCCTGAGTCTGGGCCCGATCAACCGCTACGAAGCCAGCTTTATGAACAAGACCACGATGACGTGGTCGACCGATCCCGGCGCCGACCCCGACATGGCGGCAGCGACCAACGGCTATTCCGGCTATGTCTGGGAAAACCGCACCTATGGTTTGTGCCCGGAGACACGCGCACCCGGACAGAACGAAGCCTATGCGAACTGGGGGCCCGATTACAAGCTCTCGGGGCTGGCCTGCGCGTTCAACACCTTCTGCCAGAACACGAAGAAGTCGGACACGCTCACCACCGAGCCGCAGCCGGCATGGATCATCGAAGGCGTCCTCGTCTACGATCCGCGCCTCGACAGCACCTATCCCGGGGGCTCAGGCCCCTGCCGCGCGCTCGATGAAACGACCTATGTCTACAGCGAGAACCCGCATCTCCATGGGCTGACATGGCTGCTGGGCCGCTGGCAGAACGGCGTGCGCGTCGCCGGCGTCGGCGCGCCGGTGGCCTCGATCGACATGGCTCCCTATGTCGAGGGCGCCAATCTTGACGATGCCCGAGGGTGGAAAATCGGCGGGCAGGTTTACACCCGGCCCGACACGCCCTGGAACAACCTGCAGGCAATGCTGCAGGCGGGAGGCGCTCAGCCTGCAATCATCGGCGGCCGCTATAGCTGCATCAACCGGGCGCCCCGGGTTTCGCTCGCGACGATCACGCGCAATGACATCGTGGGGAAGTTCACGCTGGCGGCGACGCAGCCGCGCCGCAGCCGCATCAATGGCATCGTGCCCCAGTACCGCTCGGAAGCGAACGACTGGGAGATGGTCAGCGCGGCCGGTTTGCTCATCCCGGCTTATATCGCCATGGATGGGGACGAGCGCACCAAGGAGGTGCCTTATTCGCTCGTCCAGGACGTCAACCAGGCCAGCCAGCTCGCGACCTATGATATCTGCGACGCGCGCGAGATCGGGCCGGGCACCGTTCCGCTGGGCCCGGCCTGGCTGAATTACAAGGTCGGCGATTGCGTCACCTTTGCGCCCGAGGACGGGTTCACGCTTAAGGCGCTGATCACCGGCCGGGCGATCGACGCGCAAACCGCGACCATCACTTACACGCTGCGCGGGGAGACCGATGGCAAGCACGCCTTCGCGCTGGGGCAGACAGGCGTGGCGCCAGCGATCGCGGCTTATTCCTACAGCGCGGATCTGCCGGCGCCGATCGGCGACTGGTCGCTGGCGGGAGGCACGATCACCTCGAGCGATGGGTCGGCGGTGCCTGCGCTGATCCTCTCGGGTGCGGTGTCCAATCCCAACGCCGAGGCGATCATTTTCGAATATCGCAGCTACGTCAGCTCGCTGGGGGACGATGATGGCTGGCAGGCGGCGGGCACGGAAGCGCCCACCACCACGGTGAAGAAGATCACCACCGTCACCAGCGGCGGCAACTATCAGTGCTGCGTCCGCTATCGCGCGCGGGGAAAGCTCAGCCCGCGCGCGATCTTCGGCCCCGATACGGCCGGCGTACAATCCATCAACGGCGGCGCCGTGCAACCGGGCACGGTGGATACGCCTCAGCTCGCCGGCGGTGCGGTAACGGGCTCGGTGCGCGTGCTGCCCGCCAGTTCCTTCGCGGGCACAGGTGGGTGGATCGAGGTGGCATCGCTCAACCTGCCGCTGGCGGCAGATTCGCAGATCGATGTCACGGCCAATTCCGGGCAGGGCTACAGCGCCTCATCCGCCGATTGGGGCCTGCGCATCAAGGTCGATGGCGTGGTGGCCAAGGAGTTTGGCTACGGCGGCAACCGGCAGGTGCAGACCGATATCCTTACCATCATCCGCAACGGCATCGCGCTGGCCGCCGGCAACCACACCATCTCGCTCGAATGGGCCGGGGACAGCGGGCGGGTCAGCGTCTTCTCGGTCGATCTGGCCGTCATCAGGAGGTCCGCATGAACTATGTCGCGGTCGGCCTGCCCGGCCAGATGCCCCGCCAATGGGTCGAGGCCGCCAATGAGCGCGACCTGAAAGCGCAATGCCTGCCGGGTGAAGTCACTGCCCCGGCTTTGCTCGATGCCAGCGGGAAGCCCGTTCCCGCGCCGCTTCCCGCCGCCTGATCCTCTTTTCAAGGATAACCCACATGAAAGCGAGCAGCATTCCGCTGTGCGCCTGGCGCCATGTGCCCTTCGGCGGGGCATCGGGCGATCAGGACCTGATCATCATCGGCCTCGACTGGTCCGCTGCCTCGCTGGCCTTGCAGGTCCGTGCGGCCAAGGGCGACACCGGCACGCCGCTGGTGTCGCTGGTCAATGCCGCCGCCGGCGTCGAGGGGCTCAGCGCAAGCTATGACCCGGCCTATATCTATCCCGCCAACGGGCCCACCGTCGCCCTGCGCGGCCAGACCGTGGGCGCCACCACCATCCGGCCCCAGATCAACCAGGCGACGCTGGAGGCCATTCCCTACGCCGCCGACGATCCCGCCGCCGCGCTGACGCTCTGGTATGACCTGCACGTCACGCCGGGCGGCTTGCCCAAGCTGCAGTTTGCCTTTGGCAGCTTTACCCTCGACCCCGGAGTGACCATCTGATGGGCGCGATCATCGACGCCACCGCCGGCACGGCCACCGTGCTGGACCTGGGGCCCAATGTCCTCGATGCCTCGCGGGCGGCAACGCTGGCGACGGCGCAGGTTGCCGGCCTCGTCAACTCCGCCCAGGCCGCGCTGGGCGCCGCCTCGATCCTGCCCCCTGGGTCCTTCCTGACGGCCACGCCCACAGCGCTGCCCTTCGAGGTGATCGGCATTGCGGGCGGGGTGGGCACGGGCAGCGGCGGCACGCCGGGCGAATATGCTCTGATCCCCACGGGCGGCCCATCCGGCCACAAGGCCTATGTGACAATCGACGCCACGGGCAAGATCGCCAGCTATCGCAATGCCAACCCCGGCCTTTCCGCCGTCAACGCGGCGCCCACCTATTCGCTGGCCAATGTCCCCGGCCTGACCGGCGCCGCCGCGCCGACTGCCACCATGGGCACGATCCCGGTGGGGCGCGTGTTCTATGCTCTGTCTCCCGATGGCTACCGCTTCCTCGCCTGGGGCAACAATGCCGGTGCGCTGGCGCCGGCGCCCTTCGGCGGCGCACAGGCCAACATGCTCTCGGGCGCTTATGACACCTCCGCCACCCGCTATGTCTATGGTCGGGCTGTGGCAGGGGCGATGGTCGGGGCGTCGCTCGGTCTGGGCTGGGCGGTCACCGTCGATGGCTATCTGTTCGCCAAACCGGCCATCCGCATCGGTGGCGCCTCGAACGGGCTGAGCTGGTCCCAGAGTGCCGACGGCTTCTGGAATATCCAGTTGGGCAGCGCGCAGGGGCAACTGCCGATCGGCACCGGCGGCGATATGATCGACAGCACCGCCCAGCGCTATATGGGGGGCAGCGCCGTCCTGTGGGGCGTGGTTGATGGCAACAACAATGTCGGCGTGGCGCTGACGGCAGACGGCTATCTGCGCGCCAAGCTGCCGCTGCTGCTGGGCAATGCCAATGGGCTGAGCCTCACGCGCGGAAGCAACGGATTCTACACGCTGGGCTTCGGTACGGTGGCCGGGCAGATGCCGATCAGCTCGGGCGGCGATGCGATCGACAGCACCGCCCAGCGCTACTATCGCGGTCTGACCGTGACCTGGGGCGTGATCGACGCCACCAGCAGCGCGTCCATCGTCGGCTTTGGCGGCGGCGGCGTTGCTATCCCCAAGCTGCACAGCCCTGCGGGCCTGCCGCGCCCGCTCGATACCGCCGCCTGGTTCTTCGAAGGGGCGCTGGTCAGCGGCTTCTGGCAGATCTTCAAGACGGTCAAGGCCACGGGCAAGCGTTCGCAGATCACCACCACCGGCAACAACGCAAATTTCACGCTGGATGCTACCGGCGCGAACCTGATCTACAACAGCGACCGCAACGGCATCCAGACGCCGGTGCTGATGTATCAGCCGATCGCCGGCGGCGCCGAATATGCCGTCTTCCCCACCTCGATCATCGACGGCCATGGCGATAGCCTGATGGCCGGCGCCGATTCCGCTGACACCGGCGCCGGCAGCACCGGGCCCATGATCGTCCAGCTCGGGCGGCTGCTCAATCGCAAGGTCAACAATTACGGCATCGGTGGGCAGACCAGTCCGCAGATCGCGGCGCGGCAGGGCGGCAGCCCGTGTCTGTGCACCGTCACCGGCAACCAGATCCCGGCGTCAGGCGCGGTGACCTTGACCGCCTATTCGACCGACATGCTCTACAACTCGGGCGTCTCGGGCAATCTGACCTATGCCGGCGCGCTGGCTGGGGTTCACGGCAAGCTGTCGGGCAACTCGACCAACGGGATGAACACGGCCACCTATACCTTCACCCGTGACAGCGCGGGCGCGGCGGTGGCGTGCCCGGCCAACACGCCTTTCATCCCGGATATCGGCGTTGCCTCGCGTGGCAACATCCAGATCCTTGAGGCCGGGCGCAACAACTCGGGCCAGCAGGCGCAGATCCTCGCCGATTTCGCGGCGATGATCGGGTACGAAACCCCGCTCATCAAGAAGTTCATCATCCTGCCGGTGATGAACGCCGTGGGCGAGGGCATCGGCACGAGCGCCTATGCCACGATCATGGCGATCAACGCCGCGCTGCAGGCGGCCTATCCCAACAGTTTCGTGGATACCCGCTCGCCGCCAACCGCCGATGAAATGGCAGCGCTGGGCTACACACCGACCGCGCAGGATCTGACCGACATCGCCAACGGCTGCATCCCCACCGGCATGCGCGGCGTGGTCAACGGGGTGCCCGACGCCCTCCACCTCAACAACATCGGCTACGCCCTGCAGGCTCTGCGCGTCGCCGCCTTCATCACCGCCATGGGCTGGTAACAGGAGCATCACATGAGCGTTTCGATCCTCGAGAAGCTGGCGGCCACCTTCACGGACGCCAGCATGCCCAAACTTTATCGCGACCCCTCGATCAACCCGGGCACCAAATATTGCTTCGATTTCACCAACCCCTTCTGCAATCCCAACGCAGACGGCGCGATTCCCACGGGCTCGACGTTCAACAACCTGGTGGACGGTGCCGCCTCGGCGACAGCAACGGTTGCGGCGGCAGGCACTCGCTTCACCAATGCAGCAGGCAAGGCCGGGCTGGTGTCTGGCAACACGGGTGGCGGCAACATCAACCTTGGACCGGCGGGCGTGTATGACCGCGCGGTGCTCAACCACGAGTTCCTGTTCATCATCTGGATGAAGTTGGCCGGGAGCGGGTTCGCCACCAATTACCCAAACATCATGTTTCAGGGTGGGGGCGGCAATCGGAACAACGAGCAATTCTGGATGGACATGGGGCCCGATGGTCTGTCGCCTTATCTGACCATCGGCAACTCCAGCTCAAGCAATATGGCAGCCGGTGCTACGGCCACCGCCGGGGCGGTGTTCCAGTTTGCCGTGAACTGGGTTCCGGGCGTTTCGCTCACCTCCTTCAAGAATGGCGCGCAAGTTGCCAGCAACACGTCCTCCGTTTATTCGACGCTGCTGTCGGCGGCTGCCCAGTCGCTCCAGATTTCGGGCTCGACCAGCTCCACGCTGTACCGCGTCCAGGAGGAGGACATGGTCGTCAACAAGCAGATCTATCCCACGATGACTGCCGCGCAGATCGTCGCCGCAGACTATGCCACCTTCAACGGCAAATTCGTTTGATCGCTCTGTAAAAGGAATTCCCATGCAGATCTCGGTTTCCATTCAGGGCACGACGCAGGCGGACGCCGTGGCCAAGCTCACTGCCGCCTTGGCTGAGACGCTCGATCCGGCCAATGCTGCCGCCGTCGCCGCCGATGTGCTCCATTTCGCTGACGATCCTCAGTCAGGTTTCCTCCTGGCCGTCGATATGTCCGTCGCCACGATCGTCGGCGAGGACGGCAAGGTGGTCAGCGCTGGCACTGCTGCCAGCATCCAGATGGTGCCGATCGCCACCTGATCCTCGCAACCGATCTGACAACAGCGCCGCCTCCGGGCGGCTTTTTTGTGCCCGGAGTTGACGTGACCCAACCTCAACCACTGCTCAAGCACGCCGGCGACATCGGCGCGACGATCGCGAGCGCATTTGTCGCGGTCTCACACTGGGCCGAGCTGGCCACGCCGATCCTGTCCTTCGTCATCGCCCTGGCAACCTGTGTCTGGTGGGCCATCCGCTTTCGTGAATGGTACCGCACCGGGAAGCTGGGCGACTGATCCCCTGATCGCAAGGAGGCATGCCCATGCCACCCAACACGCTCGGCGCCGCCGGCGCCGGGCTTATCCGGCATTTCGAGGGCTGCGGCCGCCGTCTGCCGGATGGCCGGTATATCGCCTATCCTGATCCGGCCACCGGCGGTGCGCCCTGGACGATCGGGTGGGGCAGCACCGGGCCAGACATCAAGCAGGGCACGATCTGGACGCAGGAACAGTGCGATGCACGCCTGGCGGCCAACGAGAGCTATTTCTCGGCCCATGTCGCCGCCATGCTGGGCAAGGCGCCGACCACCGCCAACCAGTTCGATGCCCTGGTCGACTTTGCCTACAACGTCGGGCTCGATGAAAATCGCAACGGGATCGCCGAGGGGCTGGGGGACAGCACGCTCCTGAAGAAGCATCTCGCCGGCGACTATACCGGCGCCCGGGCCGAGTTCGCCAAGTGGAACAAGGCCGCTGGCGCGCCGCTGCTCGGCCTCACCCGGCGCCGCGCGGCCGAGGCGGCGCTCTACGCCACCACAGGCCCGGCCAACATCATCGCCATCATCCAGCAGATCGGAGGCAGCAAATGAGCCCTGATACCCGCAATCGCCTGGTGAAGGTGCTCAAGCGCCTGTCCCAGCCCAGCAGTATGGCAGGCTTCGCCTCGCTGGCTGTCGTCGCCCATGTCTCCGCGCCGCAGTTCGCGGCGCTGACCGACACCGTCGCCATCGCCGCCGGCCTTTTGGCCGTCTGGTTCGACGACGGCTCCAACGCTTCCCCTCCCGTAGAAGGAAACTGACTCATGGCACTCAAGATCTTCGGCCTTGCCATTCTGTCCAGCGCCGAGCTGGCCACCCTCAAGACCTTTGCCCTGACCGAAGGCGAAAAGGCCGTCGCCGCCCTCAAGCAGACCGACATCGGTAAGACCGTGGCGGCTGACATCGCCGCCGCCGCCAACGCGGACCTGACGGGCATGCAGAAGTTCGAGCAGGTGCTCACCAACACCCTGCCGCTGATCCAGGCGCTCTTCACCAAGCAGGGTCAGCAGGTCGAGATGGCCGACCTCGAGGACGTCGGCCGCAGCCTGGTCCAGACCGTCTACAACGACGTGAAGTCCACCACCGTCGGCACCTGGGCGGCGGGCATCCTGAAGCTGCTTGGCATCGGCTGATCGTGTGGGCCCTTCTCGCGGGGCTCGCCGGAAAGGGGCTCGAGCTTCTGCTCGGGCTCCTGACCCGGACCAAGGACCCCACCGCCGTGCAGTTGGCCACCGACAAGGCCACTGCCGAAACCAGGCTCGATCAGGAGCAAACTGCCAATGAGATTGTCGACCAGGCCGCTGCTGTTCGCACCAGCGCTGATGCTCGCGTCCTGCTCGAGTCTGAGCAGCCTGCGCCCCAAACCAGCACCGGCGGCGCCGGCGATCGCACCGCCCTCGACGCCGACCCCGAAGGCCACTGGCGCGATTAAGGTCGTGCCGTGCTCTGCTCTCACGCCGACGCCTCTTTCGCACGCCGATACCGAACTGACCAAGCAGCACGATATCGCGCAGAACGAGGTGATCGACAGGGCCTGCGGGGGCTGAAAAAGTGGGGTATCGGTGGGGGTATCGACACTCCAGCCGACACCCTAAAAATGGCCGAAAACTGCCATTCCTGAAAAAATCGCGGCGGAGGGGTTATCCGCCGCGATCGGGCCTGAAGCGCTAGTTCACCTGCTCGCCCGGATCCTTCGGACGGCCTTGAGCGGCTGCCAAGACACAGTGAGCCATCCCGGCCAGGTACTCGGCGCGCTTCGCATATTCCGGTCCGGCGTCCCGAGTTACCAGAGCCATGTTCCCAATCTTGTTGGCGAAGTCCATCGTGGAGCAGATCCCGTTCCTTTCAAACAGGCCGCCGAGCACAGCCATCACCGTACCAATGGCCATGAGAGCATCATCATCCATGCGTCATCTCCTCTCCGTGAGATGACAGGATGCCTCATCTGGACCATCTTACCTATACCAGGAAAGGGGGATGGCATGGGGATCTCTGTGAGCAGAAAGCGTTACGGCGCGCCTATCTGCCGCGATAGAACGACGCCGAGCGATGCAGGGAAACGTTTCGATAGCCGGCTTGGGTAAGCGGGTATACGGCATTCCCGACCCCGTTTCGGTTACATGGCCCATACCACACATCGCTGATCGCAACATCATCGACCTTTTGAAACGGTATGTCGACATAGGCTGTGATCGAACTCCCGTCCGCACGGAACTTGACAGGCTCCCCGCGAACTTCTTGGCCTCCAGCTGTTCCGCCTTCATCCTGCAAAATGGCGCCGTCGTCGGACCATTTGACCGACAGTTCATGCAGGGCCCGAACCTCTTTCTCTTCTGCAAACGAGGGGTCTTTGTAGGCATGGAGGAAGCTCCCCAGAAGAGCCGCATCCTGTCCGACAGCATCTTTGAATGAGCCGCCTACCTCCTTAAAATGCAGGTATCTCACGGCTAGATAATTCATCACCTCAGCAACCTGTTGTTTCGGGTCATAAAGAACCTCCAGCAACGTGATTGGCATTGCGTTTATCGATTTCGAGCTAAAGCCGATCGACCATCCCTGTCCATCCTGACCATAGGCTCGCCACTGGCTTAGAACGTCTGGAGACGTCGAGAAGCAAGCAATTATGGGGTGGCTGTGGAATTGTTTGGGCGAAAGTCTTGCATCGAACTCGTCGAAAAAATCAACAGTCAGTCCTTCAAAGGCAGGTTGATCTGGGACCATTTTGAGCAGCTTGTCAGCTGCTTTCTCAAATATCCCATAGCCATATCTCCCCTCGCTGCCATCGTTCATCATGTTGGCGTCACTAAACCTGATTTTACCTCCTTGGAGAATGGCAAGGAACGTTTCGCTGCTGCAGTAGTGAAAAAGCGTCCGATCCACATCGCGCTGTATGATGCGGTCATACAAATTTGCTTCTTTGAACGAACTCTCGGGCATGTTCTAAACCTCTCCACCGCGCTGATCGGTGCAGTATGCCATCGTCTCTCATCCATTGCCTGCTGAATGTGGGGTATAGGCGGGGGTATCACGTTCTTGATTAAGTGGAATGAAATGGCGCAAATTCGCCATTTCGTATTTGATCGAGGCTGAGGGATCCTCGGCCGCAATGCTATCTTTTCCGCCCTGCCAGCACCCATTTGACCACAGCGTAGGTCGTCGCGACCATCGTCCAAAACGCGGCTGCGATCGATGCCGCTATGCCAATTGCATATAAGGCCAACACAAGATCACTCGAACGTGCCCAGTCAGACATGTACTGCGCGAGGCATGTTGGTGCGGCGGTTGGACACAATTTTTCAGCTAGGTTCCGCTGGTCCTGCGCGCCTTCCACGAGGTTCAGATAGGTCACCAGGCTGAAGCCGATCATCCAAAGTGTGGTCACGACGATACCGAGGCGGGCCCACATGCCTAGCCGATGGGTAGCTTTGCTGACCTCGTGAATGTTCCCGATCGGATTCATTTCGATATCCACCCCCATGTTCAGACTGAGTTGTCCCGTTCGGGAACTTGGTCGCCCGTGCCAGAGGCCCATCATATGCTCACACCTGCCGCCGTAAAGGCCGCGCAGCCGCAAACGCGCGCCTATAAGCTGTGCGACGCCAAGGGCCTGCATCTGTTCATAGCGCCGACCGGGCTGAGGGCATGGCGTTTGAAATACCGCCGCGCCGGCCGCGAGCAGGTTGTGACCCTTGGCCACTATCCTTTCATGTCGCTGCCTGCGGCGCGCGCCGCACGCGACGCAGCAAAGGAGCGCCTGCGCGCTGGCGCCGCGCCGGTCGGCGCCCAGGCGGCTGACGAGATCTCGACTTTCGCCCAGCTCGCCCATGCGTGGCATGCTGACCAGGCCAAGCGCTGGTCGACCGTCCATGCGGCTGACGTGCTTGCCAGCCTCGAGCGGGACGTGTTCCCGGTACTGGGCGAGGAACTGCTGGCCTCGATCGACGCACCCATGGTCCTGCAGGTCCTCGAGTTGGTGGAAGGCAGGGGGCGGCTGGTGACGGGCAAGCGTATCCGCCAGCGGATCTCGAGTGTTTTCCGCTATGGCATCGCTCGCAAGCATTGTACCGAGGACCCGGCCGCAATCCTGTCGCGCTCCATGGCGCCGGCGCGGCCGCCGCGCCAGCATGCCGCGCTGTTGACGGCGGTGGAATGTCGTGAGCTGCTCGCCCGATGTTATAGCACCAGCACGCGGCCGGTCGTGTTGCTCGCGTCGCGCTTCCTTGCACTGACGGCTGTGCGTTTCGATGCGGTGCGCGGCATGTGCTGGGGGGAGGTCGAGGACCTGGACGGCAAAGAGCCGGTGTGGCGCGTGCCGGCGGCGCGGATGAAGCTCGCCCTAGTCAAGAAGAATGATGGTCGGTTCGATCACCTGGTGCCGCTGAGCCAAGCGGCCGTGAAGGTCCTGCAGATTTGCCGCGCCGCGCTCGATCATGTTGCCGATGCCGGAGAATTGGTTTTTCGGGCTGGAGCGAACAACGTGCCGATCGGGGAGGGCGCCATTCGCCAGCTCTACATCGACGCCGGCTACAAGGGGCGCCATGTGCCGCACGGCTGGCGCGCCAGCTTTAGCACCATCCTCAACGAGCTGATGCCATCCGAGCGCGGCGAGATTGATCGTGCGCTGGCCCACACGCCGAAGGATAAGGTCGAAGCAGCCTATAACCGCTCAATGCAGCTTGCACGCCGACGCGCGTTGTTCGACCAGTGGGGTGCTTTGTTGACCGAGTAATGCACAAACCGGGGCCTGAGATGCATAATTAGCCCTCGGGCTGCATATCCCCGCCTCGGGCGGGGGTGACCGGGTTCCAGCCCGGCCACCGACGAGAATGGGCTCGTCACGACGTTGCCGGCCGACAGGCCGCCCCGCACCCGCGCGCCGGGTGTGATCCCATTGGAATATTTTCATTGAAAATTGAAGCTCTTAAATCCGTCTCTTCCGTTTCGCCCGCTGCTGGCTATCAGGGCGGTAAGCGTAATCTGGCCCGCCGAATCTGCGCTATCATCGAGAACATCCCGCATGACGGCTATGCCGAGCCCTTTGTCGGCATGGGCGGGATCTTCCTGCGCCGCTCGATGCGGCCGAAGGCCGAGATCATCAACGACATCAGCGGCGACATCGCGACCTTCTTCCGGGTGCTTCAGGAGCACTATCCCTACCTGATCGACATGCTGCGCTGGCGCGTCTCCGGGCGGGCCGAGTTCGCGCGGCTGGCCGCCATGCCCGCCGACCGGCTGACAGATCTGCAACGCGCTGCGCGTTTCCTGTATCTCCAGCGCCTGGCCTTCGGCGGCAAGATCTCCGGCCGCAATTTCGGTGTCGATAGCCGTGCCGGCGCGCGCTTCAATGTGTCGAAGCTGGAGCCGATGCTGGCGGACGTCCACGAGCGGCTCGCCGGGGTGGTGATCGAGCAACTGCCGTTCGACCAATTCATCGCCCGCTACGATCGGCCGGGGATGCTGTTCTACCTCGACCCGCCCTATTGGGGCTGCGAGACTGACTATGGCGCCGACGTCTTCACCCGGGACGACTTCGCGCGGCTGGCGGCGCAGCTCGCCGATGCGCGCGGCAAATTCCTGCTGAGCCTCAATGATCGGCCCGAGGTGAGGGAGTGCTTCGCGGCGTTCCACATCCAGGCGATCGACACGACCTATACCATCGGCGGCGCGGCGCGGGCGGGGGAGGTTCTCATCAGCAACTTCCTGCCGGCTGGGCCCGGCCGGCGCCGCGAGAGCTGATCCACAGCGAAGAGTGGGTGCGAACCGTCGGCCCCTTAATAGAGCCCTTTCAGGGCGCGGAATAGCAGCAAACGCTGGGCGCGCGTGTTGGCACAGAGCTTGCGCTCTTCCCCCTGGGAAGCCTCGGAGCCGCGCAAGCGGCTCCGAGCAACGGTGCGGCTGGCGCTCCTTTGCTGCGGGGCTTTACCTATCCACGCTCACTTTATGGTCCAATTACGCATGGAGGTCCTTTGGACCTCCCATTCCCTATATGGATCAGAATGATCCCACGGTTTCTCCGCTTGTGGAAGATTCGCGTTCCTGCCGATCGAGGCCCGCTGCGATCGAAGCGAAGCTCTCCCCGGTGAGCTTGTCCCCCGACCAGAAGTCGTGGTGGAATTTGCTTGCCGTAACGGTGGCGATAAGGGCGTCGAGGTCCTTGGCCGCTTGCTCGTGACGCCAGCGCTCGCAATCTGGTGTCGGCGCGTCGCCGAGCAGCTTGTGCAGGTGGTCCTGCAGTTCCGCCGGGATGCGCAGGGCATAGGCGTTCGTGATTTGCTCAACCTGTGGGCCCACCTGGCCTTCGTTATCCGTTGGCCGGCTTCGCCTGATCCAACTGAGGAAACCGCGCTGTCGAAGGCGATCCAGCGCATTATGTACGGCAGCGTAGCTCTTGCCGATGCGCTCCGCGATGAAGTGGATCGACGGCTCTAGGCGCCCGGTTTTGAAATCGACGATCTCGTAGAGCGCCTTTAGGACTCGCAGACCAATGTCGCCAAGGACGCCGTTGCGCACGCCCGGCTTCTTGGCCTGACGCTCGCGGAGTGTACGCAGCTCGAGCTTTTCGGCGGCCTGAAGGATAGCGCCCATCAAGCGCCTCGCACCGCGCTTTTTGCCCCGATCCTTTCCGATCCCGACGGGCCGCCACAAACGGTCCTCGAGCTGGCCCTCGGTGTAACTGTTGCGCCAGACCTTTTCGCCGGAGCGCGGGCTGTCGCCATGCTCCCGCTCCTTGCGAACCGCAGCAGCCATCAGGCCTGCGGCAATGCCCGTCGCAAGTCCACCAATTCCGCGTCCGATGCTATCGCTGCGGGGTTCCCCCTGTTGCCCCGCATTCATGCCGCCTGCTCCCCATATGCGGGGGTAGCTTGTGCTTCCTGACGGCCACGACTATCGGGGTCAGGCTCCGGTGAATCTCCGGTGCAACTGGTCGATGTTTCAGCATTGTTCCGCGCTTTTGCAGGTTGGCGCGGTGCACGAAAGTAAGGTTTTCCGCGCCTTTGCGCCCTAGCCGCTCTCTTCGGGAGGCAGGGGCCGGAGGTTCGAATCCTCTTTCCCCGACCATTTGCTTCACATTGTGAGGTATCAGAAAGGCCGGCCTTCGGGTCGGCTTTTTTGTTGTCTGCAGCCTTCCGCCCCGATCCTGCCGCGCCGGTGATCGTGCGGTCTGCCCCCTTCACCGCCGGGCGAAAGGCTCTATACCACGTGTCTCGGCAGAAGGATCAGACATGCGCCATCCGGAATATCAGTATCTCGACCTTGTCGAGCATGTGCTCGAACGCGGTGACGAGCGGATCGACCGGACCGGCGTGGGCACACGGTCGATGTTCGGCGCCTCGGTCCGTTTCGACCTGTCGGACGGGACGGTGCCGATCCTGACCACCAAGCGCATCTACTGGAAGACGGCGGTCAAGGAGATGCTGTGGTTCCTGACCGGGCAGACCAATATCCAGCCGCTGATTCGCGAGAATGTGCGCATCTGGACCGATTGGCCCCTGGCGGCCTATCGCCGCGAGACGGGCGATGCCATCAGCCAGGACGCCTTCGAGCAGCGCATCCTGGAGGATGATGCCTTTGCCGCGCGCTGGGGCGAGCTGGGTCCGGTCTATGGCAAGCAATGGCGCCGCTGGCTGGGTGCCGACGGCAGGGAATACGACCAGATCGCCGATCTGATCGAAACCTTGCGGCATAATCCCTCCAGCCGGCGGATGCTGTTCCACGGATGGAATGTGCCCGAGATCGGTCAGATGGCGCTGCCGCCTTGCCACATGGTCTATCAATATTACGTCACCTCTGACGGTCGCCTGTCTTCGCTGTGTTTTCAGCGTTCGGCCGATCTGCTGCTGGGGGTGGGTTTCAACTGGACCAACGGCGTGGCCCTGCAATTGATGATCGCCCAGCAGGCGGGGCTGAAGCTGGGAGAGTTCATCTGGTTCGGGGGCGACGTGCATCTGTACCTCAATCACATCGACCAGGCCCGGGAACAGTTGACGCGTGAGCCGCGTCCTTTCCCTAAAATGCGCCTTGTCCGCCATGCCGCCAGCATCGACGACTATCGTATCGAGGATTTCGAGGTCGAGGGCTACAACCCTCATGCGGTGATCAAGGCCGAGGTCGCCGTCTGACAGGCATCACCTGCCCTGAACGCAAGCCGGGAGAGGACCCTGTCTGGGCAAGGTCCTCCCCCGGGCGGGGACTGCGGAAAGCGGGGCGGGCCGCAGTCTCCTGGCAGGTCACAGGCTGGCGCTGGCCTTGAGTTGCGGAGCGCCATCCGGACCTGTTGCCTTGTCGTCGGGTGAGGAGGGCGCGCCCTGGAAGGTGATCTCGACCCGCCGGTTCTGGGGTTCCCGCACGCCGTCGGGTGTGGCCACGCGCGGCATGGTCTCGCCATAGCCGTGGACGATCATCGCCTCATTCGGGACGCCGCGTCCGCTCAGGTAGACCTTGACCGCAGCGGCCCGGCGCAGCGACAGTTCCATATTGTAGACTTCGGGCCCGCTTCTGTCGGCATGACCGGCCAGTTCCACCGTGGCTGTGCCGACCTGCTGATAGGAATTGCTGGCCCTGTCGAGCGTGGCCGCGGCCTCGGGAGTGATGTCAGCCTTGTTCCAGTCGAAGAAGACGACATAGGGCCCAGGCGCCTGGTTCATCGCCGAAGGTGGCGACGGGGGCGGCATGGACGGGGGCGGGGGCGCGGCCACATAGGCCGGGTTGGGCGAGCCGTCGGGCTTCATCCGGCAGGGGCGGCCAAGGGCATTGTAGACCCGGAAGATTTCCTCATCCGCGCACATCAGCTCGCGGGCCGCGTCACGGTCGCCCACCGTCTGGGCCAGTTCGCGCGCGTTCAGCCGGCGGACGCAGTGATGATCCTGCCAGGTGGTGCCGCCCGTCGCGCCAAAGCCCAGCACCGATACGCCCATCGAGCTCGATCCCATGCAGGTTTCGGTCAGTGTGGTGGTCAGCGCCGGGGCAACCACGGCGGGCGCCGTCTTGAGCGTCTGATTGGCCGGATAGACCGAATTGTTGTTGATCGTCTGCGCGTTGCCCTGGTTGGACGCGGCTGAATTCGTCGAGGAATGCGTCGAGGAATTCGAACTGGAATCCGAACCCGACGTCGATCCCGAGGTGGAGTTCGTCGTCGTGATGGTGGTGTTGATCGGGTTGGATGATGAATTGGATGTCGATCCCGCATTCGAACCCGATATCGAACCCGAGGCCACGTTGGTGGACTGTACCGGGTTGGCGGCGGCGTTAGAGTTGGAGCCTGACACCGCGCCCGCGTTCGAGCCCGATGCCGAGTTGCTGGTCTGCGCCATGGCTGGCGCCGGGGCGATGGCCCCGGTCACGAGCGCAATGGTGCTGATGGCCGTCCAGAGCCTTTTCATGGCGATCCTCCTGACAGGGGCGTGTCCGGCTTCGTGTCGGCCGGATGCCTCGTGGAAAACTGGGGTGGCATGGATCGGAAAGTCGTCGGCCGGTGCCGGCCGGGTTTCCGACTGGTCACGGCAGGGTGGCGCGATGGGGGAAGATTGGGGGTCCCCCATCGCGCTTCCCCTCACCGGACTCAGTGGTGCGGCGAAGTGAACGCCACCGCACCGGCACCGGCGCCATAGACGCCGCCCGCCCCGCTGGTCGAGGAGGCCGAGCCGCCGTGACCGCTGGTCGATGCGCCGCTGCCCTGCACCGCGCCGCCCAGGCTGCCCGAGGAGGTGGTGATGGTGGTGCCGTTGTGGCCGCTGCTCGTATTGGCCGAGGCCTGCGACGCACCGCCGCCCAGCGCACCGCCGCCAGCCGAGGCGCCGCAGTTCCAGCCGCTGCAAGAAGTCTGGCTGGCCGAACCCACGGTGGTGACCGAAACGCTGCCCGCTCCCATTGCCGAATGCTGGGCCATGGCAGGGGTTGCGACAACAAGGGCGAAGCCCACGGCAACTGCATAGGAAATACGCAT